CAGACGCATTCAGCCCACCCAAACTTGAAGACAGAACAGGGAAGATTGTTGCTTGCGCAGATGCAGATGCACTAAGCCCACCCAGAGACGATGACGCAATAGCCTTCACCGTCACACGTGCAGTCGCAGATGCACTAAGCCCACCCAAAGACGATGAGCCTGTCGCAGGTGTTAAGAACTGACCGCCATCAAGAACAGCTGCGCCGTCAAGCGTTGAAGTGTCAAGAATGAACGCTGCACCACCACCAAGACCGAAGCCTGCGTTGTCGAGTGTGGTTGAGTCAAGGACGAACCGTTGAACGGCCATCACGAACCTACGATGCGAGCGTCAATGAGACGGTGAGATTGCCTGCACTGATTGTGTAGGTGTCGCCTGCTGTGTAAGCACCAGCGACGATTGCACCAGAGAACAAGAAGTTGCCTGCACTGATGTTGTCCCAACAGGTGAAGTGCGTTGCATCTTGTGAACCAGCAATGTTTGTCCAAGACACATCAGCATCCGATGTCAAACCACCAGCAGTCGCAGCACTGAACGACACAGCCTTGCGAGTCGTCTCAGTTGCAGGGTTCGCAGTACCAGCAGCACCAGGATCACCGACATGCAACTTCACATACGGAACAGCAACAGAGAACGATGTCGCATTCCCCAACGCATCCATCCAAGAGTTCCCCAAGTATGCGCTGATTCCGTGTGCCATTAGTCTTCAACCCTTTCAGTGATCGTCAAGATACGCCCATCAGCGTCACGCTCAACAGTGCGAACAGTTGGCTTCGACTGGGGGATGTTGACACGAACGACAGTCTCAGGAACATTAATGATCGGTGCAGGAACATTCACAGCCGGAGGCGTATAGTTCAACACCACTTCAGGCATATTGATACTCATATCCTGCGACTTCACTTCGTACACCGAAGCAGGATCAGCAGGATTAATTGTTGACAACGCTTGCAACTGTGTCGAAGGAACACCAGTGTGCGCGATCTTTGGCAACTCCAACGCGCTCATCACCTCAGCAGGATCAAACCCTGACAGAATCAAACGCTGAGCAATGACCGACTTGCGATCCAACTCAGACAAGTTCGCAGCAGCAATGTCCACGTTCGCCAACGGCACACGGTACACATCCCCACCCTCAGTCGGAGCCATATCCTCGATGCGATGGATGTCGTTGATTGACAAGAAGCCTGATTGCAAACCTGTGGAGAACGCTGCATATCGTGAAGCCTGATCGCCACGCAGCAGACCGTCCACGTTGAACTTCAAGAATGCGCGACTGTCCAACAACTTCTGGTATCCATCCTCAATCTTGGAGATGTATGGACGCAACGTGTGTTGAACGAAGTGGATGCCGTTCTGTTCTACCGACGCATACGACATCGCTCCAGCTGTTGTGACACCGAGCATTGATGGTGGGCATCGGAAGATGCGACCAATCTCCTCAATGGCGAAGCGGCGTGATTCTAGGAACTGTGCCGAATCGTTGTCAACAGTTGTCTTAGTGAACTTGGCTCCACCGAACAGGATACCTGGTCGATGTGATCGGCGCAAACCTTTGTGACCTTCTTCAAATCCGTTGACCAAATCTTTGGCTTGTTCACGGGTGAGGTTGCCTGGGAACTCGATGATGCCGGACGCTGCTGAGCCTTGACCGAAGAATCGTGCAGCGAACTCCTCCAACGCTTTAGCCAAACCGAGGTTCTCTTTGATCAGGTCAATCTTGGAACGGCCACGAAGCTCACCTGGCAAACGCATCTCGGTGATGTGGATCATGTCGTCAGCACTGATCACATCACGGTTGTCATACACGAAGATTGGTCGGCGTGTTGCCTGATCACGGGAACATTCAACTAGTTCAGGGTTCAACACAACCAAACCGACAATGCCTTGATCGTCGCGCAGAATGCGTGTGAACGAGTTGCCATTCAACAGCAACGACACCAACACTTGTTGGAAGTGTTCGGTACGGGTGACACCAGTTTCAGGCAGGTCAAGCCATGTTGGTCGAGGACGGAATGCTTTGCGTTCTGCACCTACACGAATGTAAGTATCAACAGGCAAAGTTGAAATTGAATCCGAGATGAGACGAACGCAGGCGTAGACGGCCTCAATTTTGAGTGACGATATCTGGTCAACTGATGTTCCGGCGTTGGTGGTGAACGAGAAGTTTTCTCCTGCTGCAAACAATGATTGGAATGAGATTGCCCGTTCCTCGGTGCCTTGGTTCAGAAGTCGTGACAACATTTACTTTTTGACCTTCCTCTGACCGCGCTCATATGCGAATGCGAACAATAGAACTGTGAAGCCGACGAAGATCAGCCCGATGGGTACCGACACCAAGAATACTCCAAAACCGATGAGTGAAACAGCGAACAGTTCTAGCAGGAAGATTGTCATCTCCCTAGACTACAAAGAAACCTGCTACTGGTGCGACTTCCTGTTTGGATGTCGCACGATCCGATGCGATAGCAAGAGCGATAGCAGCGTCAATCTTGCGCTTCGACTTACCTTTGGACAGTCGCCAACCTGACTCGGTTGATCGTTGCGCAGCCGACAACACTTGATCAGCGAACATCGGATCGCCATCGTGCGCGATCACTTGGTTCACAATCAGTTCGTACAAGTTGCCACATGCTGGGATCATTCGTGCAGCTGACTGAGGGAACTCAACCATCACATGATTCTCCGACAACACTTCAGCCGAACGCTGGAAGAACGCAGGGTCATAAGCGTTCTCCACCACGTTGAACTGCTGGTTGATGTCACGAATGTGTTGCTCAACAGCAGACACATCCATCGCGTTCGCATCAGGATGCCAAATCTTTGCGCGTACCACGACACGACCATCTTGCGGTTGGGCAATGACAACAGCAATCGAGTCGTGCTTCAATGCCATATCGACCCCAACGAACGTGGGCAGATCAGGCTTGAGTTCCATATCTGACCGGCACAACTCCCAAGCCCCAGCAGGCAACCACGATTCACCATCCGTTCTGACCCACTGGTTCAACCTGTATCTCCTGAACGCAACCTCAGCCGTCTGGTTCATGCTGACTTCCATGTCCTCCATGTCGAGCAAACCTTCAGCGAGGTTCGGGTTCGCAGCAGCCCAACCATCACGATCCGAAACTGCACAACCCTCTGGTGCTTCCCACCACCACATACCAAACCGCTCATCAACCTGATCACCTGCGATGACACGCTTGCCGTAGTTGTACAGTCGGCCACATAACGTGTCAGGGTCAAATCCTGCTGTAGTGATGCCAATGATGTGTGGGTCTTTACGCGCACCCATGCTCAACGAGAGCGCATCCCAGAGGGATTCGTTGGGCTGAATATGTGCCTCATCAAATACACAAACTGAACAATTCAGACCTTGTTGAAGTTTTGCGTCAGCCGATAGCACTCGATAGATCGCACCGGTTGACGGAACCTCCACCACGTCTCGATACACCTTGCAGATACCAGACAACGCAGGTGACTGACTGATCTGCCACTTGGCTTCATTGAACACAATCCGCGCTTGCATCCTGTCACCAGCAGCGGAATACACCTCAGCCCCAGGCTCACCCTCGATCAAGCCGTAGAGAGCAGCAATGGAGCCGATCAAACTTTTTCCGTTCTTCCTCCCCAAACCCACTATGGAACGACGGTACCGAAGCAGACCGTCATCACGACGCTCATACAAATTGATCAACAAATCCTTCTGCCAATCCGTCAACCTCAATCGCTCCCCAGCCCTCACACCCTTGCTCACATGCAGGAATGTCTCGGCAAAATCTATGACTGACTGACCACTAGACCTCTTGTACAATCTCGGTGTTGACCACGCTGGACTTGCGTTGCCTGTACTGATCAAGTTCATTCGCCACCCTTATCTCTTGAAGACCTAGACGCGCTCGATCCGAAGGGGTGAATCCCATCAAACTCATCCAAGCCGTGTTCTGCGCATCCATCTGCTCGATCTGTTTCACAGCAGGATGCGTCACCACCTGACCATTCGGACTGGTGTACCAACGACGCTCCACATCCTTGCCCAACCACAACTCCAACTCTGCGATCTTGTCGAAGTTCTTGCACAACCTGGTCATCAACGGTGTGTCGTGCAGCTCCGACAGATGCCGCCTTCCACCAGTCCACAACACTTGCCAGTACGACGTGCCGACTAGCCCAAAGTCTTCCGGCACGGTAGGAACAACGGTCATGTCCACCAGCGCAAGCGCACTCGATGACATCGGTTGCGCCTGCAAACCCTTCCGAATCCGCGAACCCTTCAACCGCTTCTGCTCGATTGGAAGTGTCTTGGTACCTCCACCAGTTCCCGTCCTCGGCCTGCCCATTCCCCAAGCCTAGTCGGGGGTGTCCAGCCGACCATGCATCTGCGATGC